TAAAACATCTAAAAAAGAAATGACCGAACATACTCAACGTCTCTATTATGATTTGGTAAGCCAAAGCAATCCATACAACAACTCATTACCATTAAGTAAAGAAGAGATACGTGAGTTAAAATTTGAATTAACTCATGACTTAAGGTTTGTAAAAGAAAAACATTACAAAATCTTAGCTCAACTAAAAATGCCAGTAGAAAAAGTAGCCGAGTTAAAAAGTCTTGATGACAAAATTAGATCTATGCCAGTTGTAAAAAAAGAAAAACAAAAAGTTGAGATTAAATTTACTGAAAGACAGGCCACTCATTTAGGAACTTGCCAAATATGTGGCTGTATGCATAAAGTTAGCAAGGAGGACGGCACAATAGCAAAGCATGGTTACACTGTTGCTTGGAATAGCTTTAATGGTGAATGCCAGGGATCACATCACCTTCCATTTGAGCAAGACAAAAAAGTAAAAAAAACTTACATCCTTGAGCTAGATGATCATCTTGAAGGCTTAGAGGTTCCAGAAACAACTGGCGACCTCCGCAAAGACGAAATCGCGGTGTGGAATTATGAAAGCACAAAAAGACACTTAGCTAGATTAATAGAATGGCACTGCAAATTAATGAATGAATGGAAAGTAAAACCACTTAAGCCCATAGAAAAATGGGCTTAATTCTTTATAAAATAAATGTTAAAAAACTTTACATTTTTTGTCAAAGGTGTATTATTTTATTTGTAGGTTAAATAAACAACAAAGGAGTTAGACATGAAATACCACATTTTACAAATTAGCTTAACAAATGCAGAAGTAGATTTAATTAACAAAGAAGGTCACAATGCTGTTGCAAGACACGCTAGACATTTAAACGATAGGTATGAATATGTCCCAGACATTTTAATACATGACTATGATCATGTTGCAGACATTGAAGCTGATAGCCTAGCTGAAGTAGTAGATCTTGGTAACGCTGACATTGATCGTTACAATCATCCACAAATTAATATTGTTATAGATAATCCAGAGCAAGGTCTTGCTAGTATTAGTGAGGGTGATATTATAATAAACAGCGAAACTCTAAATTGCTATTACGATACTGGATATAAATTTAGATACATGAACGTAAAACCTGAAGAGTTAAAAAGCTTTCTCAGCAAAACTGTTAGCAGAGAATGGATCCTAAAAAGAGAAAAAGACACTGGAAAAGCTTATTACGGAAACCCTAATCCTAAATAGCAAACTAAGGGTGCTATGTAAGTGGGGAGAGCTTGGAGGACTCTCCCTTTTTTTTGCTTGCAATATAAGCTAATCTGTAGTAAAATCGGGGGGTAGGTATACTCTCGTCCAGAGATTGTATCTCCTCCTTTGTAGGCCCACTTTAAACGGTGGGTCTTTTTTTATTTGTGGAGACTAATATGAAGTGTGGCGGAAAAAAAAACGGTAAAAACGGTTACGGTAGAGGCAGAGGAAAGTAATGTGGTCCTGCTATATATACTGGGGCCTAAACCTAGGCTTTGAGTTCTACGAAGCAGAGATAGAATACGAAGATGGAGATATAAAGCCAGTAACATACTTTTTAATTAACATTGGACCGATAAGGATACAACGTGGAGAATACGTCTGAACCAGAGCCAAAAGCTTATGAGGATACATTAGAAGAATTAAGAAGGTGGTTTGAAGCAGTGGGAGACTGTGTGTAATGTCTGACCAGGGTAGAGACGACTCGCCTTGTAACGGAATATGTAGGATGCAAGAGACTAAATGCATATCTTGCGGTAGAGACTTTGACGACTTAGAGCACTGGCTATATATGACCAGGGAACAAAGGCTCATTAGAATGCAACAACTAAAGGAAGAAAAATAACATGATGGGATTAAGGGAATTAATAGCAATGATCACTGGAAGTGGCAACGCTATGGCACAGCCAGGGAACGTAGACCAGGCCTATGCAAACGTAGATAATCCAGACGGTGGTATGATGGATAT